CGAAGCAGCGCGCGAGGTAGGTCAGCTCCGCGGATTCGGGAAAGACGCGATAGACCGCCACCCTCGCCGCTCCCCCTTCTCCCGCGCCGAATGCCCCGCGGCCCTGCGGCCGCGGGGCACCCACTCGGCGCGAGCTAGCGCTTGCCCGGCGTCGGAGTCTCTCCGGGCTTGGCGTAGATCGGGCCCACCAGAGCGTTCTGCCCTGGGAGGTAGATGTAGAACGGCACGACGCCGGCGATCGGCTGCGCCGGCAGGTCGAGCGGTGGCACCGGCAGCGGATTGCCCGGCGAGCCCGGCCCGCCCTCGGGCAGCGTCGGCGGGAGATAGATCGGCGGCGTCGGCCGCGGATCATTCGGGCCCCAGATCAGATGCGGTGGCTCGCCGGGTTTGCCCGGCAGGTAGATCGGCGGCGTTACCCACGGTCCCGGTGGTCCCCAGATGCCGGGCGGGTTACCGCTCCCCCATCCGGGCGGGAGATTGATCGGCGGCGTCGGGAACGGCTGACCAGCTCCGCCCCAGGTGCCGGGCGGTCCGCCGATGCCTCCACCTGGGCCGAGGTGGATCGGCGGCGTTACCCACGGTCCCGGTGGTCCCCAGATACCGGGCGGGTTACCGCTCCCCCATCCGGGCGGGAGATTGATCGGCGGCGTCGGCCAGGGCCCACCGGGGCCCCAGATGCCCGGCGGGTTGCCACCGCCGCTAGCTACGATGGGCGTGATGAGCGCGAGGAAAGGTTCCATGGAATCCTCCGTGTTCGTGGTGAGCAGCTCGGTCGTGGCGTCGAGTGCTGCGGGAGTCGGGGCCTCCTTCCCGGTGGCCTCCGCGAGGGCGGCGCGCACCGCGCGGAACCATCGCCGGAGGGTGGTGAGCACTAGCGGGGCTCCGGGCGCGCGGGCTCGTCGCACTCGATGGTGACCCGCGCGGGGTACGAGCTGCGGTTGATGGCCCACTCCATCATGTCGCGCTCGCGCCGGGCGCCCTGCTCGCAGTAGAGGTGCGCGAGGTCGCCGAGTACCTGACCGCGCTTCGCCCAGAGGTCGTAGACCGCCATGTCGCGCTCGTGCGAGGCGCAGCCGGTGAGCCACAGCACGAGGGCGCCGATCGCCAAGTTCCGCCCCCATTCCCGCGGCGTCATCCGCTGCACTCAACGTAGAGGCCGTAGTTGGAGTACGTGCCCGACGCCGCCGAGGTGTACATCGCCATGAGCACCGAGCCCGCGCCGTCGGCGCCGACGACGAGCGGGGCGGCGAGCGCCATCGGCACGATGTAGTTGGCGACCGCGGGCTGCTGCGTGATGTAGTAGCCGGTGACGGGCGTGACCACGTTCGACCCGAGGCCGAGGTAGGCCGCCGCGCCGGCCACGGTGTGCTGCACGGTCGCCAAGGCCGAGAGCTTCAACACCGTGCCGGCCCAAGCCAGGTAGTTGATGGCCGTGCCGAGCTGCTGCCACGCGCCGACGCCGGCCACGACGGGAGTCGCCGAGATAGCGTACGCCTGCAGGGGGCGCCGGTTGTACCAGGATAGGACGTAGATGTTGGTCAGGTCGAAGACGAACTGCGAGCTGGCGTTCACGCGGACGAACCCGACGAGGCTGCGCGTCGGGTCGCCGTTCTTGATCTCGACGCCGGTATTGGCGTCGGGCGAGTGGTCGGTGCCGGTCGCCACGACGGCGTCGAGCGTGCGCACGCCGGCCACGTCGCGCGCGTAGATCATGTAGGTCCCGTTCGCGGCGAGGCCCGCATTCGAGAGCGTCACCGCGGCGTGGTGCTTGAGGGTCCAGACGCCGCCGATCTTCTGCGGGATGGCCCCGGCGCCGAGCCGGAGCTGGGTCGCGCTTACCCAGTCGAGGCGCGGGCGGATCGGGTTCGTCCAGGGCTCCGCCGCGGCAGCCTCGAGCTCGAGCGTGGCGATCACATCGCGCTGGTCCTCGAGGGCGGCGCGCATCTCGCCGTCGGTGCGCGCGGGGTCCGAGAGGTAGCCGGATGCAGGCAGCGTCATGGTGTGCCCTCTCAGGTCTTCATGATGACGTTCGAGACAAAGTAGGGATTCCGCAGATCGACGGCGCTCACCGCGCCGCTCACGGAGCCCGTCACCGTGCCCGTCACCGAGCCGGTGGGCGTGCCGGCGCTGGGCGCATCCGAGTACGGTCGCACGCTCGCGACCGCGGCCGAGCCGGTGGCGTTGTACTGCGTCGGCGACCCGGCCGCGTCGCCGCCGTAGGCGTTGTCCATGTAGTACCAGGGCCCGCCCGCGCTCAGGATCGGCAGGCGGTGCAAGTGGCCGGGGAGCGGATTGCCGGCGAACACCGCGCTCATCGAGCCCGCCCAGGAGCCCGACCACGTCGGGGTGCGCGTCTTGACGCCGCCGAGCTGGCCCACGTTCAGGTAGTCCGCATCACCCGGATCGAGCCCGACCACGAGCCGCCCCTTGAGATTCGGAATGCCGAACGTGGTCGCGCCGTCGCCGCCGAACCCGGTGCCGAGCAGGGCGTAGAGCGCCGGGTAGCTGGCGATCAGCTCCGTCTGGCCGCGGCACCAGACGTAGGAGCCGGCCGGCGTCGGCAGGGCTGAGCCGGGGTACGGAAAGAACACGCCGGGCGGGAGCGCGACGATCGACGAGCGTTCCACCTCCTGCCACTGCGTGCCAACCAGGCGGAGCTGCACCCACTCCTTCGGGTCGCCGAGCACGAGGTCGGTCCCGGTGGCGAGGATGATCTGGCCCGTCCCGCCCGCGGCGTGTTTCACGGTCACGTCGCGCGCGCCGTCCGTCGTGCGGACGTAGATCATCGCGCCGTCGTGGAACGAGGTCGGCAGGATGTTGGTCAGGTCGTCGCTCGCCGCCCCGCCCTCGGTGTCGACCGAAATGTCGCCCTGCGTGGGCGTCACCGCGCCGCTCGCGATGGCGAGCGTCTGGGGCGCCGAGGCGCCGCTCACCGACGCGAGCGCATCGCGCAGGGCCTCGAGCGCAGCCTTCATCTCCGACTCGGTGCGAGCCGGATCGGACAGGTAACCGGGCGGTGGCAGCGCCATCGGGGAGCCTCCTAGTAGCCGCGCACGTGGGCGTCGACGATGCCCGCGGTGGCAGCGCCGGTGGTGACGAGGTTCAGCCGCACGAGTGGCCCGGCCACGTCCTTGTCGACGACGGTCGCCGTGCGCAGCGGCTCGCCGGGCGCGCCCTGCTGCACGGTGAGCAGGACCATCGTGATGCTGCGGTAGTCGCCGGCGACGGGCAGCCGCGTGCCCGCCACGTCGATCGCCACCGCGGTGAGGTACTCGTCGAGGTCGGGCACGTCGAGCCGGAGGATGGCCTGCGTCAGACAGCTCGCGGGCCCACCGGCGTAGGACCAGCGGAAGTCGTAGCGCTGCGCGAAGGCCGTGATCGCGCCCGGCCACGGGAGCCACGTCGAGGTGTCGGGCCAGAACGGCGTGGGGTCCGGCTCCCAGAACAGGTCACCCGCGCTCGACCAGAACAGCGAGTCGCCGCTCGTGCGGTACTGGAGCGTCCAGCCCGTCGAGGTGGCGCGCCAGTCCCACGAGAGGATCGCCCCGAGGTCGTCGGGCGCCACGTCGATCGCCACCTCGTAGGCGCCGGGGCCATGCGCGGCGCCCCAGAACAGCGCGGTGTCGAGCGTCCAGAACAGCCGCGGGTCCGTGGTCCAGAACAGCGGATCCTCGGCGGGCCTCGTGCAGAGCTCCGGCGGCGGGCCCGGCAGCGCATCGAGGCCCGTCGCGGTGCCGGGCCAGCCGAGGGCGCCCTGGTCCTCCTCGCGCACGATGTTCTCGTAGACGGCCACGAGGTCGGCGACCAGCGTCGTCGGATTCGCCGACTGGTTGCCGGAGGTGTCCACCGCCTTGACGAGGAACGTGAACGTGCCGGTGAGCGGCGGGAGGTGGAACCGCGTGTCGGACACGACCGCGTCGTGCAGCGGCTGCGCCTCGTCCCAGTTCGCACCGGGCCCAGGCGCGTAGCGCACGAGGAACCCGTCGAGGTCGGGCGGTGGCGTGGGGTACAACCAGCGTAGCTCCACCGCCTCGGCGTCGAGCGAGAGCGCCAGCGGGTCGGGCGGGAGCGAGGATTTGCCGACCACGAGCACGCCGGTCGCGGTCGTCCAGTCCGACGCCATGGAGAGCGTGGCGTTGTAGGAGCGCAGCCGCACGTCGTAGCTGCGCCCCTGCTCGAGCGGCCGGATCGCCAGCTCGCTGACCGGCATGGTGCGCGTGGGCAGGGTGATCCACTCGGCCGACGAATCGCTCGGGCGGTACTGCGCCTGAATGTGCGTGGCCGGCACCGCGAGCAGGTCATCCGGCACGTGGAACGCCACCGCGAGCGAGGGCTGATCGTCGAGCATCACCCACTCGTCGGTGCGCACCACGTCAATCACCGGCGCGGGCGGCGCCGGGCGGTTCAGCGGTGGCTGCCGGGTGACGTGCGACTCGAACGGCGGGATGGCGCCCGTATCGGCGTCGTGAATCTCCGGCGCCGCGTCGACGAGGGTGAGCTTGGCGGCGAGGTTGTCGGTGGGCTCGATCGCCTTGATGACGCAGGCGACCGTCTCGGTGCCGATCTCGCCGACCATGGCGAGGTCGCCCACGTTCGCCGCGGGCAGCGGCGCCGGCACGTAGAGCCGCGTCGTGCGGTGCGGCTCGTCGGGAATCGCGATGGCGGTGCCCAGGTAGCTCGAGCTGTCCTGCAGCCGGATGCGCAGCGCCAGCGTCGCGCCGGGCGTGACGTTGAGCACCTCGTCGAGCAGGAACTCGGCGCTCCCGTCGCCCAGCGGCGCGCCGATGCCAACCAGGCGCCCGGAGCCGAGGCCCCAGAGCGGCACGTCGTGCTGCACGTGCACGAGGTCGCCGCGCGTGGCGATGAGGTACTCCACGTCGACGGTCAGCTCGTAGGTCTCGGGCCGGAGCCGGCCCCCGGCGATCCAGTACCGACCGTGCCGCCACGCCAGCTCCGCATCGGTGACCCCGAACAGCTCGAGGCCCTCGAACCGCGTCGCGTTGGAGGCGTCGTAGCCGTCGTCGTAGACGTAGCGCTCGTCCTGGGTCCAGTGCGCCGCGGGATTGATGAACTTCACCTTGAGCGCGTGCGGGAGGGGCTGGTACGTCTTGCGGCCCGAGAACTCCGAGCTGTTGCGCGGGGTGAAGAACTGCACCGGCACGGTCTGCGGCCGGTCGCGCACGACGGAGTACTTGCCGTCGCGCATGGAGAAGCTGGCGCGCCCGATGGCGGCGACCGAGTTGAGGTTCTCGAACACCGTGCCCGCCGCATCGAACACCGCGTCGAACGTGTAGCCGGCCGCGGCACAGGCCTCGTGCCACTCTTGCAGCGCCGGCCAGTCGATGAGCGAGTCCGGGATGGGCCGGGCCGTCGCCGGCCCGCGGAGAATGTCGAGGTAGATGCTGGCGGGGTTCCGCGTCGGCGCCGGCTCCCAGGTCGCCCCGTTCCAGTCGGGCAGGATACTCGTCGCGATGACGTTGAGCTGATCGACGACGCCGGAGAGCTGGCCGCTCGCGGTGAGGATGAGCCCGATCTGCGCCATCCCCGAGACGGCGATCGGGTTCTCGAGCCGGATGCTGCGCATGGCCGTCCACGCCGCGGTCCACACCCATTTCTCGTTGTCGACGCCGGGCCCGGCGGGCCCGATCTTCTGCATCTTCACCTCCCAGTGGCCGCGGTGCGGCAGCGCGAACTGCCACGAGAACCGGAGCGTGTCGTTGCGGTTCTCGTTGAACGCCCAGTGCCGGATCAGCGTCCAGTCGGTGAGGGGCAGTCCATCGGGGCCCAGCTCGCGCAGGGAGACGAGGAAGGCGGTCGCCATCGGGAAGGTCTGGTTGCGGTCGTCGTAGAAGAACAGCCCTTGCGGGAACGTCACCTCGATGGAGAGGTAGTCGCTATCGGGACGGCCGGCGTGCGCGTACTCCACGTCCTGCGCGAGGGTGATCGACAGCGGCTCCTCGTAGCGCACGGTCCAGCCGGGGTAGGACAGCGGCGCGTCGTCGGGATAGCCCGGCCGCAGCTCGAGCGTGACGCCCGTGTAGTCGGTGATCGGCGTGTCGCCGATCCGCACGTCCTCGAGCACGAGCGGCCCGTAGCCGACGCAGAAGTGCTCCGCCAGGATTTGGTTGACGTCGTCGCTCCACGTCGTGGGATAGCCGGCGAGCGGCGGGAAGATGCGGTGCCGGCCGTAGACGCGCGGCACCTGCTGGTAGGGCGCGAGCTGGTTGCGCGTGCCGGTCAGCGAGTAGGTCGGCGCCGCGCGCCCGAGGCTCGCGAGGTCCGAGAGCTTGGGCTTCGGCGGCGGGAGCAGGGCGTTGACGGCGAAGGAACCGAGCGAGACGATGAGCCCGCCGAGCATCATCGCCATGGCCGGACCGAGGGTGCCCCAGGTCATGACCGTCACCACGATGGCGATGACGATGATGACCACGAGCAGCAGGATGCGGAGCCCCTTGTTGCTGTCGCCCCCGCCCCCGCCCGAGGGCACCACGCGGATCGTGACGCGTCGGCCCGCCTTCGGACGGACGTGCGGCCAGCTCGCGCGCGCGATCTCCCAGTCGTCGATCCAGACGCGCACCGGGGCCCACTCGGGCACGCCGGCGAGCTGGAGCAGGTCGGCGAGGGTGGCGCCCTCTGGGATCTCGAGGCGCAGCGTCTCGGTGCGGAAGGCGTGCGTGGCCGCGACGACGGTCACGTTGTCGGGCGGCGTCCAGACGAGCGTGCTCATCCGCGCCACCGGTAGGCGCCGATGACCCGCGGTTTCCAGAGTGGGCCGTCGAGGCGCTGGCAGCAGGCGTCCACCCCGTCGTAGCAGTGCAGCATCGTGAGCGGCGCCATGTCGACCACGACGCCCACGTGCAGCGGGAGCCCGCGCAGCCGGACCACGAGCCCGTCGCCGATGCGCGCCTCGCCGGGCTTGAGGGGCTCCCAGTCGACGAGCCCGCGATCCACCGCGTCGACGATCGGCTCCCAGACCGGGCCGGTGTGGCTGCCGTCGTAGCGCGGCAGCTCGATCCCGTACTGCTCGAGCAAAACCAGGCGCACGAGCCCGTAGCAATCGATGCCGCCATCCTCGCGGCAGCGCCCGTTCGCCTTGAACCGCAGCCCGACGTACTGCGCGGCCCAGGGGGCGATCATGCGAACACGCCGGGAAAGTCGGGCGGGGTGAAGGTGCGCCATGGATGCGGCTCGTTGAGGATGTCGAGGAACGCCAGCGTGCCGCTCACGGTCTCGGCGGTGTAGTGCGCGGCCATCAGCCGGAACGGAAACGGGCCCGCCTCGCGCACGTCGGGCGTCGCGGCCAGCACGATGTAGAGCGTCATGGTCGGCCCGTCCGCGAGCTGGCGCAGGGCGGCGACGATGTTCTGATCCACGTTGTCGATCGTGAGCGTGACGTTGGGGAGCTGGTCGTCGCGCTCCGACGGCAGCGCGAGGTTGAACGGGCAGCCGAAGTACTGCTGCGCGGTGGCCTCGCCGTGCACCGTCGAGTAGACGTCCTCCATGTTGTTGGCGAACCGGAGCGGCTCGGGCAGCGTCGGGTGCTCGATCACCACCAGGGCGAGGAACACCTCCGCGGTCTCGGGCGCGTTGATGGCCTGCCGGGCGCGGAGCGAGAGCGTCCGCATGGGTCAGCGCACCGCCGCGGCCCAGAGGGGGCCCGTCTGCTCGAGGGTGCGGCGCCGGCTCACCCACTCGCGCAGGCCCTCGGCGAGCTGCTCGCGGAGCGCGGGGGCGTGCGCCAGGTTTTCCAGCGCCTCGCACCACTGGCCGTCCTCCACGAGGTAGGCCTCGGCGCCGTGGCGCAGCTCGCCGGCGATCGGCCCGCGCGCGGACACGAGCAGCGCGGCGCCCATCGCGGCGGCGAGCAGCACGGCGCGGTGGCCGCGGAGCCCGGCGCCGGGGTCGGCGGCGAGCGGCAGCAGCACGCAGTCGGGCGCGAGCTGCGTCAGGGCGTCGAGGGTGTGGTCGAGCGAGTACCAGCCGAGGGCGGCGCGCACGCGCGGGCCGATCAGTTCCGGCGAGGGCGGGGCGCCGAGGAACGCCATGCGCGCGGTGTCGTCGAGCGCGAGGTAGGCGGCGAGCCCGATCACCAGCTCGCCCAGGTCGCCCACCTCCCCCGGCGAGCCGCACCACGCCAGCGTCAGCGGCCGGCCCAGAGGGCGCCGCGGGGGCGCCGGGAGCTTGCCCAGGGCGTCGGGAATCACCAGCGTGGGCGCCGGGCCGGGCTCCTGGGCCGAGCGGCCGGGGGGGGGCGCCCCCTCACCCTCCCCCCCTGCCCCATCGCCCCGCCTCGTGGCGCCTAGGACCGGTGGCAGCCCGGCCGGCTCGGCCACGATCACCCGGTGGGCGGCGCCCAGGAGCGCGCGGTGGGCCGGGAACGGGTAGTCGGCGGGTACGCGGGCCCAGACGGGGTGCCACCGCGGCAGCGCCCAGGGCGGCGGCGTCAGGTTCAGCACGAGCTGCACCGGCAGCCGCGCGAGCGCGCTCACGATGGCGCCCGAGACGCCGAGCGCGGGCGGCGTGAGCACCCAGGTCTCCGGCTCGCGCAGCGCGCCCATGCGCCGGCCCAGGTCGGCCCAGTGCCCATGCGTCACCACGCGCGTCGGCTCGTGCGCGGCGCTCCACTCCGCGGGCAGCGTCGCGCGGAAGTCGCGCGCCGGGTCGCCGGCGGGCGCGCAGAACCAGAGCGGCGCGGTCATGGTGCCGGATACGGCGTGTACGCCTCGGTGAAGTGCAGCGCCAGCCCAGGCGGCAGCACCTCGAGCTGGAGCGTCGCGTGCCAGAGGTACTGGTCGAACGCCTTGTAGCTCGGGGGCTCGACGAACCGCACCATCACCGTCTCGTGGCGCATCGGGTGGGTCCACTCGAACGGAATCGCGCCGCCCGCGGCCTGGACAAAGTAGAAGTCGTCGAGCGCGAGCATCAGCTCGCGGCTCACGGTGTACTTGCAGGTGATCTTGGAGATACCCGCGGTGAATCGGCGCCGCACCTTCGGCGGGCCGGCGTCGACGGTCGAGCGCAGGGTGATCTTCGGCGCCTGCTCCTCGTACCCGTCAATCAGCGGATAGGCGGGCAGCGTGACCGGCCAGACGAGCGCCATTAGCGCGCCGCTCCTTTCCGGGTGAGCCCGTAGGCGGCGGCGAGCGAGCGATCGAACGTGCCGGCGCTGATCCCCCCGCGCACCACGTCGGTGATCAACACGTCGATCTGCGGCTGGCCGTTCTCGCCGATGGACTCCTTCTGCTCGATGTTGCCGCTCTTGCGCTGGTCGATGATGTTCACGGTCACCCCCGAGCCCATCTCGCCCATGCGGTCGAGCGGAATCACCGCCTCGGGCCCCGCCTCGCCGATCAGCGAGACGGTCGGCGACTGCACCACGCCGCCCGCGGCCATCTTCGCGCCCACCGTGATGTTCTGGACGATCGCGCCGTAGCCCCCGCCCGAGGCCTCCGAGTAGCCGCCCGCCCCGCCCCCGAAGTAGGCCGACACCGCGCTGATGCCGGCGCCGATCAGCTTCTGCACCGCCTCGCTCTTGAGCAGCTCGTCGAGCGCCTTCGAGACAGCATCGATGCCGCGCTTGATGATCGTCTCTTGCAGCGAGAGCACGATCGACTCGCCCATCTTCGCGAAGGCCTGTTTCACCGTCTGCGTGCCCTGGATCACGCCGGTGATCGAGGTGGAGAACGCGCGGTCGACCGACGTCAGCGCCATCTTGAGCGTGTCGGTGACCGGCACGAGCTTTTCGCGGAGCGCCTCGGAGCGCGCCTCCTCCTCCTTGCGGAGGATCTCGAGCGGATTCCAGGTGTCGGGCGGCGGCGTCGTCAGCTTCTCGAACTCGGCGCGGAGCTTTTGCATCGCCGGCGTCGCCGGCGTGAGCCCGCCCTCGATCATCTTCTCGAGCGCCGCGCGCACCGCCTGCACCTTCGCCGCGGTCTCGTCGAAGGCGGCGCCGAACACCTCTGCCTCGACGGCGATCTCGGCCATCCGCTTCTCGAGGTCCGCCAGGGTTTTCGCCACGAGCTGCGCCTGCACGTCGTCGAGGTCGGCCGTCGTGGTGCCGAGCTGCTGCATCACGTCGACGAGGTTGCGCGTCGCACCGGCGAAGTCGACCGTCTCGGTCACCCCGCGGTTGGCGGTCGTGCTGTAGGCCGAGAACAGCGAGCTGGTGCGCTCGAGCTGGAAGTTGAACGCCGCCATGTCCGTCTCGGCGCCCTCGATCCCGGCGACCAGCTCCTTGCGCGCCTCGCTCGCCGCCTTCTCCGCCTCGGCCGCTTCCTTCGCCGCCGCGCGCGGATCGAACTGCGGGCCGAGCACGCGCCCGGTGCCTCCGGCTGCCGCCTCGGCCCGCGCGCGCGCCGCGCGCCCCACCGAGGCGTTCTCCTCGGCCTCGGCCGCGCGCGCCTTCGCCTCGAGCAGGTCCAGCTCTTGGCGCAGGAGCTTGACGCGCTCCTGCGAGCTGGCGAGGCCCTTGCCCTGCGACTCCTCGGCCGCGATGCGCGCGCGGAGCTGCGCGGCCTGGAGGTAGAGCCCCTGCGAGGTCGACGAGACGAGCCCGAGCTGCTCGCCGAACGTGCGCACGAGCCCGGCGACGGCGGTCGTCGCGCGGTTGGCCCAGTCGAGGAACCCCTCGAGCGCCGGCATGGCCTTGTTGATGACGTTCGCCGCCAGCACGACGAACCGCTCGCTCAGCCGGTCGATGTTGTCGTTGAGCCGGCCGAGGTTCTGCACCGCCTCGTGGTCGAGGATGAGGCCCATGTCGCGGGCGCGCTGCTCGAACTCATCCATGGCGATCGCGCCGTCGCGGAAGGCCTGGATGAGCGCGGGCCCGGCCTTGGCCCCGAACAGCTCGACGCCGGCCGCGGCCCGATCCGCCGCGTTCGGAATCTTGCCGAGCGCCTCCATCGTGTCGCGGAACACCGCCTCGGTGGAGCGCGTGCGGCCCAGCTCCTCCCAGGTCACGCCGAGCCGCTTGAACGCCTCCTGCGCCTTGGCCCCGCCCGCCGCCGCCTCGCCGAGCTTGACGTTGAACGCCGCCATGCCGCGCTCGAACTGCTGCTGCGTGGCGCCCGCCTCGCGGGCTTGCAGCTCGAGAGCTTGGAACGCGTCGGTGGCGAGGCCCAGGCGCCCGGCGGCCTCGTCGATGCGGTCGGCGAACTGCGTGACCTGCGTGAGCAGCAGCCCCATCGTGCCGCCGAGCAGCGCCACCGGGAGCGCCGACATGCCGCCGACGAACTTCGACGCCGCGCTGCCCGCCGTATCGAACGCGCTGCGGAGCTTGTCACCGAACCGGGCGCCGGCCAGCACCGCGGCCTGCAGGTCGGTCTCGAGCCCGGAGGTGTCGCCCTGGACGAGGATGCGGAGGATGCCCGCGATGGCCATGGGCTACCGAGACGGGGCGGGGCGCCGGAGCAGGTAGTCGCGGAGCGAGTCGAGCGGCTGACCCTTGCCCTTGTCCGCGTCCTCGCCGGCGAACCGCGGCAGGAACTGCTCGACGCGGAATGCCGGCGAGCCGCGCTTGCGGTTGACGTTCGCGGTGATGGTGCAGAGCAGGGCGATGGCGCGCTCGGTGCGCTCAGCCGAGAACCCGCCGCGCATCGCGGCGTAGAGTCGCCACTCGGCCAGCTCCTCGCTCGAGATGCGCGCGAGCAGCTCGGCCACGGTCATCCCGAGTTCGGCGGCGAGGGCGAAGTAGAACCGCCGTTCGGGCTCGGCGCGGAGTCTTTTCCCAGGGCGTCGACCGCTCCCTCGCTCAGCCCGTTGAGCCGGAGCGCCACCGTGAAGATGCGGTCGAGGGCGCGCGCGTTCTTCAGCGCGAGCGCCGCCACGTCGGCGTCGGTGAACAGGCGCGCGCCCGCCTCGTTGACCAGCGAGACGCTCGCCACGAGGGCGAGCAGGTTGTTGTCGGCCCGCCCGCCCTCGCGCGGCCAGAGCTGGATGATGCGCCACCGCGTGGCGCCGTCCCACGACGCCACGCGCACCCAGGCGGACCACTCGGGCACATGCAGCTCCTCGACGATGCGATCGGGAATCGCCAGCAGCCCGGCGCGGTCGAGGTACGTGCGCGGCGCCGCGGTCGTCGTCGCCACGTTACGGCCCCGGCGCGATCTTGGTCACGGCGCCGGTGATGCGCAGCGTGATCGAGCCGGTGACCTTGTCGTCGGCGCGGCCCGTCTGCTCGAAGTTCATCACGAGGGCCTCGAACGAGATGCCGCCCTTGTCGTCGGGGTACGTGACGGTGACCGGCATCGGGGTGGTGCCTTGCAGCGCATCCCACGCCGCGGATTGCCCGGCGTCCTCGAAATCGAAGTTCACGTCGACGGTGAACTCGCCGGGGTCTTGCAGCCCGAGCGCGAACTGCTTCGCCGTGCTGCCCAGGTTCGTTATGTCGATCTCGTTGCGGGTGAACCGAGGGCCCGACCAGCCGGTGGCCTCGGCGATGACGGTCGGCGTTCCGGGCGCCGCTCCGACCGTGATACTGATCTCTGTGCCCTGTGTCAGCGTCGCCATGGCATCACTCCTCCGTGAACACGTCGAAGTCCATTCGCACCCGGTACGTCGTCGTCTCCGTCTCGTAGAGCTGCTCCTGCGAGTCGAACACGACGCCGCACACGTCGCGGCCGGCGCCGGGCGCAGGGTCCGGCGAGACCGCGTACTTGAGCGCCTGCTGCACCTTGAGCGCCAGATCGACGACGGCGCCGTAGCTCGCCGCCCACGCGTCGTACTGCAACCGCGCCATCGTGAGGTAAGGCGTGCCCGGCTTCTGCACCGGGTCGAACCGCGCCTCGGCGATGCGCTGGTAGGTGAGCGCCGGCAGCGGCGAGCCCTGCGGCCGGATCAGCGGGTAGATGCGCCCGCCCGCTGCGGTGCCCGCCGGCGAGGCGAGCAGGATCTGCCGGAGCGCAATCTCGCAGCTCACGACGGGTCCACCATGCCGGGCTGCGCGAACACGCGCCGCAGCTCCTCGCGCGCCGCATCGATGGCCCGCTGCCCCGACGCGATGAGCGCCGGCCGCATGAAGGGCTTGGCGACCATCTTCGAGGTGCCGTACTCGATGAAGAACGCGTAGAACGCCTCCGGCCCGACGCCGACCGAGAACCGCACGACGCCGGGGCGCTGCCCGCGGCGAATCTCCACCGCGGCGATCGACTCGGCCAGCGTCCCGGTGTCGCGCGGCGCGTGCGCCTTCGCCGCCGACTCGATCACCTCGGCGCCCTCGGCCACGCCGCGCCGGAGCGCGCCCTTGCGCAGGTCTTCGGGCAGCGCGAGCAGCGTGTCCTCGAGCTCGTCCATGCCTTCGAGAGCCACCGTCACGCCCTTGGAGCGCAGCTCGCGCCGCCGCCGCCTAGCCATAGGGCGATTGCTCCGTGTCGCCGCGCGGCGGCGCGCCGGCCGTCGCCAGGGTTGCGCCGGCCGCTGCTGTCGTGGGCATGCCCGCGGCGCGGCGCCGCACCGCCAGCTCGAGGTACTGGTGCCGGCCGCGCTCGACGGGCGGGCCGGCGAGGTCGTAGTCGATCCCGTCGAGCTGCACGCGGTTCTGCTCCGTCACGTCGGCCCGCCACCGGATGCGCAGCACGTAGTCGATGACGCCCTGGAGCTGCTGGGCGCCGAACCGCTCGCGCGTGCCGAGGGGCACCAGCTCGCACCAGTCCGTCGCGATCGGCCCCCAGGTCTCGATCGGCTGCCCGTACTCGTCCTCCGTCGTGACGAACCCCAGCAGGGTGAACGGGTGGTCGAGCTGGCCGGCGTCGGCGAACTGGACGTAGCCGAGCGTCATGCCGCCGTGATGCCGCTCGAGCGCCGGTACTGGGCGAGCAGGAAGTCGACGGTGTAGGGCATCGCCGGCGCGATGCTGCCGAACATGAGCGGCGCGCGGTGGTCGTAGTACTGCCCGATCAGGAGCAGCACCGCGAGCTGCGCCGGCGCCTCCGGCTCGTCGGGCCCGGCGTCGTAGGTGACCGCGACCAGGGCGGGCGCCGCGGGCCAGCTCTCGCCCGCGGGCGGCGCCACGACGGGCCCACTGGCCTGCCAGCCGGTGATGGGCGTGCGCGTGCCGTCGACGGCGACCGACTCGACGGTCTGCACCGCCGCGACGGGGCCCAGGGGCAGCACCACCGGCTCGCGGCTCGCGCTGACGCCGCCGACCAGGGCCTCGAGGCGCTGCCGGGTGAGCGAGGCCTCGCAGTACGCCGCGACGGCGAGCTGGGCTGCCGCGACGTACTGCGCGATGAGGGTGTCCTCCGTCGTGCTGGTCACGCGGAGGTGGAGCTTGGCGTTGTCCAAGGTGACGATCGGCGCCGGAGCCGGGTCCGCCAGTACCCGCACGGTGACCAGCGGCTCCGGCGCCAGCTCGGACGAATGCAGCTCACCGCCGCATCCGCACGAGCACGCGAGGAAGTCCAACTATGCCGCCTCGAGCCCGGTGACGGTGCCGAATGCGGCCGGGCGGTAGACGCTCAGCGCGGCGCGGATCTCCGCGCGGATCGCCGTGGTGTTCTTGATGAACAGATCGGCGTGGCTGTTCGTGGCCTGGACGGTGACGCCGCCCTTGCGCCAGAGCTGCCCGCCTTGCTTGAACGCGCCGATGAGCGCGGTGCCGTCGACCATCGACGGCGACTCCACGACGCGCAGCCCGGCGATGGAGGTCGGGGCCCCCGCGGTGAAGATGGACGATCCGCCCAGGAACCCACCGGCGCTCGAGGTCTGCATCGAGACGAGCGCCCAGGTCGCCGGGCTCATCACCACCGCGTCGGGCCGGAGCCGCGACGCCGCGTAGATCGCCGCGCGCTGCGCCGCGATGGACGCCGCGAACACGTCGCCGGCGTGCGGGTACGGCGCCGTCAGCCCCGGCGTGGCGAGGATGCCGAGCATGCTGCCGCCCGTCCCGTCGCCGTTGACCACCTCGTCCTCGAGCTTGTCGAGCACGCCCTGCACCATCCGGGCGTCGATGTAGCTGCGCAGGCCCTCCACGTCCTCGAGGAACTCGTCGGGCACCGGAATCCAGTGCGCGATCTTGGTGAGCGCGGCCTGCACCGCCTCGAACGTGAGCGTCGACTCCGGCTTGGTGCCGCCCACCGCGACCGGCGCCGCCGCGTTCGTCCACACCTTCTCCCGCAGGTACTGCACCAGCGAGCCCGAGAGCGTGCCCTGCGCGAATAGCGCCGACACGTACCAGTCCATCGGCGTCGGCAGGAACGGCTGCACCGCCCAGCTCGGCAGCCCCGTCGTCGGCGGCGCCGGGATCGGATCGATCGTGACCGCGGCGTTCAGCTCGAACGGGGGTGACGACCAGTGCCCGCCCTTGGGCATGGTGCGGATCGTGTTGTACATCTCGTGCTCGACGAACAGCTGCCCGAGCGTCTTGTGGGGCGCGGCGCCGAACGCGTACGGGCCCGCGAACCCGGCGCCCAGGTGTGGCCCACCGGTCGGGCCCTCGCCCAGCTCGCCGCTCGTCGGCCGCTTGCCGGCCGGCACCATCGCCTCGAACGACCGGAGCAGCTCGCCCCAGCCCTCGTCGCGCTTCCGCTTGGTGTCGAGCGCGGTCATCCGCGCTTGCAGCGCCTCGCTCTCGACGCGCTCGGCGTCGGTGAAGTCGCGATCCTCTTTGCGGGCCTGCTCCACCATGGCGCGCAGGCGTTCGTGGGCGTCCCGCATCTCGTCAGCGATGGTCTTGATCATGGCGGCGATCTCCTTGTGGCCTCGCGGTCAGACGCCGGCGAGGTGGCCGAGGCTCCGGGTGAGCAGCGCGGCGAACTCCCGCTCGCGCGCGGCCGCGGGTGGTGGGGCAGAACCAGGCGCGGGCGCCTCAGGCGTCGGGCGCTCGACCAGGGCCGAGGGTACTCGGGCGTAGAGCGAGAGGTCGAACTGCGCGGCGGCGGATTGCGCGTCGTCGGACAGCGGCGCGTCGTCCACCTCGTCGACGAATCCGGCGTCGAGGGCCTCCTGGGCGGTGTACCACGTCTCCTCCTGCATCAGCGCGCGCACCGCCTCGAGGTGCGCGCCCGTCTTGCGCACGTAGACCGACGCCAGCACGCCGCTCGCCTTGTCGAGCAGCGCGGCGAGCTTGCGCGCCTCCGCGGCGCCGCCGTGCACGAGCCCATGCGGCTCGTGGACCATGTAGAACGCCGCCTCGGCCATCACCACCGGCGAGCCGGCGAGCGCAATCACGCTCGCGATGGAGCCGGCGAGCCCGTCGATGCGCGTCTCGATCCCGTGCGGGTAGTGCCGGAGGGCGTTGTAGATCGCGAGCCCGTCGAACACGTCGCCGCCCGAGCTGGAGACGTGCACGGTGATCGGGCGCGGCGCCAGCTCGCCGAGCGCGGCGCCCACCTCGGCCGCGGTGATCCCGAACCAGCCCCCGATGCTGCCGTAGAGGTACAGGTGCCCGCGCTCGTCGCCGCGGGCCTCGGCCCGGAGCTGCGGCACGACAGCCTCCGCGACGGCCGGCGGTGGAGCGCCGAGCCGCCGCGGAGGTACCGCGGCCAGTAGGGCAGCCAGAGGATCGATCGCCCCTCGGCGGGCTCGTGTCATGGTCACCCTCCAGCCGCGGTACGCGCGTTCTGTCCCTCGGCAATGTCCAGCCGCGTGACAGGTTTGTTGAAGTCAGGGTCGGGCACCGCGGGCAGGTTCATGCGGGCTCGCGCCTCGTTGCGGGTCATCCAGGGCGAGCCCACCGCGGTCATGAGCGCCGAGGATTCCTCGTCGAACGAGCCCTGCATCTTCTCGTTGATGTTGAACTGGAGGTAGACGCCCTCCAGGTCGGAGAACTCGTTGCCGAGCTGGTTGAGCAGCTCGCCCTCGAGCATCGCGACGGAGGGCCCGAGCGTGTCCTGGTAGAGCGCCGAGTGCTGCTCGCGGATGGAGCCGTAGCCCTGCGACTCGACGATCCCGATCATCGCGGGGGGCACGTGGTACGCCGCCGCCACCTCCTCGCGGGTGAGCTTGCGCGTCTCGATGAGCTGCGACTGCTGCGCCGTCGCCGTGTTGGGCTCGAACGTCATGCCATCCTCGAGCACGGCGGTGCGGCCGGCATTCCGCGGCCCCGTGAAGTAGCGGCGCCAGTCCTTGCGGAACTCCTCGCGCTGGTCGCTGGTCCACCGCGGCGCATCCTTCGGGCGCTGGATGGTGCCGCCGAGCCGCGCGGCGTTCTTCCAGAAGTACGCGCGGTAGTCGGTCGCGGCCTGCTCCTCGAGCAGGAGCCGGCAGAGCGTCTCGATCGGCGACAGACCGACGACGGGGCTCTCCGGGTCGTACTCGCGGATGTGCAGCACCTCGCTCGGCAGCAGCGGCAGCACGCCGCCATTCGGGAGCGTCCACGTGTACACGCGCGGCACGAGGTCACCGTCGACGGCCATCTGCGAGGGGGGCACGCGATAGAGCGCCAGCCGGTTGCGCGCGCGGCTCTTGACCGCGTAGCCGTTGCCGAAGATGCCGTAGTCCATCACGAGGTCGCGGATGAACCGGTAGCGCGGCGTCGACGGGTTCGGCAGCGTCAGGAGCTTGGCGAGCGGATGGTCGGTGACGCGCACGCGGTCGGTGTCGCTCACGCGCCGGAACACCTGGATGCCGAGCTGCCCGAGCTGGCTCGCCAGAAAGTCGACGACGGTGCGCACGTGGGGCTGCGTGCGGTACATGCGCACGTAGAGCTGCGGGTTCCCGGCGCCGCCGAGCCCGATCCAGGGCCAGAGCGGCGGGGCGCCGGCCGGCGTCGCCGAGGGCGCCGGCGTGATCCCGAGCAGCTCCAGTACGCGCGCCCACCAGCCCATAGGTCTGCTCTCGGCCGTAGCGCGAAGTGCGCCCGCCCGACAAGGGAGTAGGGGCCCAGATGCAACCTTCTGCATCCTGCTGCGGCGCTACCCAGGCGGGCGCCCCCGCCTTTGCTCGGCGTGGCGGGCCCAGGAACGGCGATCGGCCGGGGGGGCTCACCCAGGGCCTCGGCCGGAGCCCCTGCCCCGCCCTGCGCCCGCGCCGGGGCCCCTGGGCCCACCGGGAAGCAGTACGGCCGGCCGAGGGGGCGAACCCCTCAGCCGGCCGCAGAGTGGGACCGGGTGGGACGGGCGCTCGACGCCTAGCGCCGCTTGAGCCGCTCCCGCCACCGGCGCTGATACCGGCGATTGGTGGCGAGGTGGTACGGACAGAACCGCGACGACGGCCGGCGCCGCCGTTGCGTGAGACGAGCGCGCGGCTGCCCGCACGTGGCGCAACCGCCCGCCTTGAGGTACCGCCGCGTGTACGCCTTGCGACGACGGGTCCGCGCGTTCATGTGCCCTCCTCCTTGTCGAGCTGATCCGCCGCGCGATTGATGCAGTTCACGCAGTAGCCCGAGTACGGCGCGAGGTTGGTGTAGCCGAGCGTCGTCTCCCGCTCGGGCGCGCCGCACGCCGGGCAGGTCCGCGGCGCCGGCTCCATCTCGGGCTCGCCCACGAGCGCGCCGTCGAGATCGACGTGCCGCCCGCAGTCGAGGCATTGGTAGTACTCGTTGTCGTCGGGGTCGAAGCGTGCCTCATCGCCGGCGTAGTCGCCCACCTCCGGCCCGTCAGCGCCGACGAACAGCTCGACGCCTTGCGCCACCGGCACCTTGTAGTGAGCCTGCCACTGATCGGTCGCCCCGCAGTTCGGACA